GCGGGCGAGATACTGGCAGGGTTGGCCTTTACCCTCTTCCTCGTTATGATTTGCCTACTTTGAAGCGAATCGATAGCGAACCTATACCGATTTGAAAGCGAACCAAAACCGATTCGGTAAGCAAGGGGTGGTGCCCCTCTGCCAACACCAGAGGCCCGGCCACAAACCGGGCCTTTTCACTTGTGGCGGTATCCGGTAGAATTACACCTGTCCCATTCAAACAAAAGCAAAACCATGGCAACTCAGCAACGCATTTACCTCGTCGGCACGCCCGACGGCAAGACCCGACTGATCAAGGCATCCCTGCGCCAGCAGGCATTGAGCCATGTCGCCAACACCATGCTGACGGTGCGAGTCGCATCGCAGGATGATCTGGTAGCCGAGGTTCAGAAGGGCACGCCCGTGGAGCAGTATCACGCCCCGGAGCAGCCTGAACTGATCGAGCAAAGCGAATCGCCAGCGAATTGAAAGCGAGTCGGTTTATGGGTCTGGTCTCGACATCAGTTGACAGGTATTGAGGGCCAGACCTATGATCGCTCCCGTTGGCGTGGAAACCGACAGTCAGAACCCTTGCTCATGCCTCTCGCCCCGGAAACGGGGTTTCCACCGGGGGGCAGTAGCAAGGGTTTTTGTTTTCCCGCCAGCCGTACCCCTCACGACAGTGAGAGCCTGCATGGGCGGCGAGGGAGGAAACACCGGCGAGACTTCACCCGTCTGCCAGCCGAGCGGCGTGTCTGCGAGCGACCGCACAAGATACCGGGGCCACGGGTGGGACTACCCGGTATCGATGAATCGCAGCCCCCGGGTGCTCTGGTCTCTTCGGAGATGGGAGGGGCGTGGATCACCTCCACCCTTGGGTAACCTATGCCGTAACCGATTCGGTTAGACTTAGAACATCAACAAACCGGAGAGGAATATGGCCAAGCCAGAAACCCCGCGTAAAGCACCCAAAAAGGCCACCAAGGCCGCAGTGGCCCCTAGCAAGGGTGAGACAGCCGCGCCCGCACAAAAACAGCCCATTGGCCTGGAACCCAAGAAAACCGGCCGCCCAAGCAAATACACCCCCGAGATCGCACAAGAGATGTGCAACCTCCTCGCAGAAGGTATCCCCCTCAGAGAGATATGCAGGAGAGAGGGATTCCCCGCATGGCAGACAGTCTATGACTGGATGGTGAGGGACGACAAGGCAGTGGCTGCTGGAGGCGGCGTCGGCCTTTCCGTAGCCATCGCACGCGCACGGGAGATTGGATATGACGCCCTGGCCGAGCAGTGCTTGATCATTGCCGACACCCCGCAGATGGGCAAGAAGACGGTGTTCTCGTCTGGGGCGGAGGAGGGTAAGGACAGCATGACGGTGACCGAGGAGGAGATGCTGGGGCACCGCAAACTCCAGATCGAGACCCGGCTGAAACTGCTGGCCAAGTGGGATCCCAAGCGCTTCGGCGACCGGGTGCAACTGGCCGGTGATGCCGAGAACCCGCTGAAGGTTGAGGTGGAGTCGCAGGCCGAGAAGATGATGGCCGCCCTGCTCCAGAACATCGAGTTGAAACGGCAGGCCAATGGATCTCGCTGATCTGGCGGATCCTCAGGTACAGGCGGCCTTCAAGGAACTGCCGCCGTACAAGAAGTTGGCCACCGCGTGGCGGCTGACATGGCAGCACACAGCCCTCCCGCACCAGATCCTGCCGCCTGGGGATTGGTGGTCGATCTGGCTGATGCTGGCCGGGCGGGGAGCCGGGAAGACCCGCACCGCCGCCGAGCAACTGGGCTGGTGGGCCTGGGAGTACCCCAAGACCCGCTGGCTGGTGGCCGCGCCGACCTCGGCCGATGTCCGGGGCACCTGCTTCGAGGGCGACTCCGGGCTGATGTCGGTGATCCCCTCGTTCCTCGTGGAGGACTACAACAAGGCGCTGCACGAGTTGCGGCTGGTCAACGGCAGCCTGATTAAGGGCATCCCGGCCTCGGAGCCGGAGCGCTTCCGCGGCCCGCAGTTCCATGGGGGCTGGTGCGACGAGTTGGCCGCGTGGGAGTACCTGCAAGACGCCTGGGACATGATGCAGTTCGGCCTGCGCCTGACCCTCGGCGACGGGTTCAAGACCCGCCTGATCTGCACCACGACGCCCAAGCCCAAGGATCTGATCCTCGAACTGATCGCCCGGGAAGGTGACGATGTCGTGCTGACCACGGCCTCTACCTACGACAACATCAACAACCTGTCGGACAACTTCAAGAAGCAGATCCTGTCTTACGAGGGCACCAAGTTGGGGCGGCAGGAGATCTACGCCGAGATCATCGACCCCGAGGAGGGCGGCATCGTCAAGCGGGAGTGGTTCCGCCTGTGGCCCGACGGCAAGGAGTTCCCGAAGTTTGAGTACATCATCCAGTCCTACGACTGTGCGGCCACCGAGAAGACCCAGAACGATCCCACGGCCTGCACGGTCTGGGGCGTCTTCAAGCCGCTGGACGGCCCGATGTCGGTCATGCTGATCGATGCGTGGCAGGACAGGCTCCAGTACCCCGACCTGCGCCCCAAGGTGGTCGAGGAGTACGGCGTGATCTTCGGCGAGGGCAAACAGAAGAAGCGCGTGGATCTGATCTTGATCGAGGACAAGTCCTCGGGCATCAGCCTGATCCAAGACTTGCAGCGGGCGCACCTGCCGGTCATGGCCTACAACCCCGGCAAGGCCGACAAGGTGCAGCGCCTGAACATCGTCTCCCACATCATCGCCCGCGGCCGGGTGTGGATCCCCGAGTCGAGCCAGCGCAAGGGGTATGTGAGGGACTGGGCCGAGGGCTTCGTGAGCCAGATCTGCGCCTTCCCCGAGACTACGCACGACGACTTCGTTGATACCGCCTCGCAGGCGCTGCGCTGGCTGCGCGACGCTGGCTGGCTGGAGGTCGATCCCCCGCCCGAAGAGGACTGGGACGAGGACGACTACGCCGACACCGGCAGGCCGCGCCGGGTCAACCCATACGCCGTTTGAGGAGGGCACCATGATTCATTTCAAGAAAGAGGGCGACTACTTCAGGCTGGGCCTGAACCTGTACGGCGCACCGGGCGGGTTCGTGGCCATCTGGGCGTGGTTCGACTTTGCCAAGTGCGAGACCTTCTCCGCGCGCTTTCGCCTGCGCCTGCACCGCAGCCCGCGCATTCTGTGGGCGGTGGAGCGGGTCAACATCATCGAGGGCCACCTTCGCAAGCACGATCTTGAACTGGTCTCCCGCGAGGTGCTGAATGATCTCAAGGCCACCGAGAAGTCGGTCATGCGCGTCAACGAGCCGCTGGCTTACATCAAGCCATAGGTGGACTTGACAGTGCGCGGCGATTATGATGATGGTATTGATTCACCAAGGGGAAGTTAATGGCTGATGTACCCATCACCGGTGAAATCAAGCCATATGACCCGACGGTGCGCGAGCGCCTTGCGTCAGGCTTGCAGGCCGGGCTAGAAAAACTCGGTGTCAACCGGTACAAAGCCCGCCAGCGTGCCGACACGATCATGGGCGGCCCAAGCAGTAACCTGCCGCTCAATGTTGGGCTGGCAGATTTTGTTCCGTTTCTGGGGACGGGTCTGCAAACGCAGGAGGCCGTGCGCGGCGGCGAGCAGGCGGTGCAGGCGGCCAAGCAGGGCGATGTGGTGGGTGCGGGTGTCGAGGGCACCTTCGCTGCGCTGGGGCTGATTCCCGGGGCGGCAGGTACTGTCCGCGCTGCACGGGCGCTGCGCCGTGGTGAGAAGTTCAAGCCGATGGCCACGCCGGAGGTTCCCAAAGTCAAGGAGAGTCGATATGAAACAGCCCAAGAAGGCCCCTTCTACAGAGTCAAACCGAGATCTGCTCAAGCGGCTCGACCAAAGGATCGGGGAGTACGAGAAGAAGTACGGCAAGCCGACACTGCCGCAGGATCAGGTGGAGGCGATGTTCCGCAACCAGTATCGGACGAGGCGATCAGCCTACTGATCAAGGATCCGTCGAACTTCGTCTACCGCACGGCCGACGACTACAGCCAGCGCGTCGGGGGCAAGGG